TTCTACTCCTATTTGCAGTTTGGTATTTTATGAGGTAATATATGTCAGTAGATATTAAAGCTATCCGCTGGCTTTTAGAGAACGCCACAGCCTATGCTATCAGCAAAAACTGTGGCGTATCTATTCAGGCAGTAGATAAGTATAAAAACGGTGTATCAGATATTATGAACATGCGTTTAAAACACGCTATCAGCATGACTTCTTACGCCCATACACTACAAGAAAAACAGTGAGTACCATCACTGTTTTTTCTATTTTGGGCAAACAAAAAAACCGCAAGCTATTGCCTGCGGTCTAGTGTAATAATTTTTTAGTCTTTCTGTTTTATTTTGTCGTGATAAGCCCATCAGGCTCCACAGTAAATTCTGGTTTGTCTGCCATGCTGCCGTCTGGTTTGAGATAGTACCAACCGTTGCCTGATTTGATGAATTGATTTGATTTCATGTCGCCATCTTTTTCATCAAGATAGTACCAGATTTCTCGGTATTTCACCCAGCCTTTAGCCATACGACCGTCTGCCTTGAAATAATACCAGTAATTACCGATGTACATCCAGCCTGTAACCATTGCGCCACGTTTGTCAAGATAGAACCAATCCTTCCCATCGTTGAACCATCGATTGATTAGGCAATAGCCGCGATTATCAAAGTAGAACCATTCATTGTTGACTTTCTTCCAACGGTCTGTCGGATAAGAACCATCCGACTCCTCCCACCACCAGCCGGTTTCATTACGTTTCCAGCCAGCTTCAGATAGACCACCTTCAATATCTTTCTTGAATTGCTCACGGCTAATGCCCCATTTTGCTAGATAAGGATAAGGGTCAACGTGGTCTGAGTGGTTGTTTGGTTGGTTATTCGTGCAGTACTCGTGCGTTTTAATTCCAGCTAAACTCCCTGTATCAAGGGTTTTCGGCAAACCTGCTTCGTCCGCAAGATTCCGCAAAAGTTCAATATAGAGCTTGTAGTCACGCATGAACTCTTCTTTACTTCCGTGACTTTCGATCAATTCGACTGCTGCGTAACTCTCAGCATTCCAACCGCCGCCAACATCCCAACTTCCGTTATTTACAGGCCCGACCTGCATCACACGACCATTTCCTACAACGTGAGAGAAGAATCCAAGTTCAGGGTCCTTACGATAATGGTAGTCGGCTTCATTTTGTGCGGTTGAGTTTCGATTTCCTGTGGAGTGTGCATGCACTTGACGATAAGGTTGTACACCGACCTGAGGTAAGTTAGTTCTTAATTTGCTTGTATCAATATCCATCTTTACTCCCCTTTCCACGCATCGTTCATTTCTTTAACCGATGCCTCGATAAATGTATCAAGTTCCTTATTGGTCATGCTGATGTTGTATTTTGACAGCTCAGCACGGATTTTAGTTCGTGCTTGCTCCAGCTTCTCTTCACCTTTATAGCCTGTCTCAGAGGCGACCTGCTCCACGGCATTGACCGCGTTCTTGGCCAAGATTTCAACAATCTTGACAGTCTGTTCACCACCCTTTTTGACTAGGTATTCTTTAACTGCCTTGACTACAATCCCTAGCAAGATGATTAGGATGCTTACTGCACCGTTCGAGATAATTTCATTGATTTGTTGCATTTGTATTTTCCTCCGCGATTTCTAAATTTACAAATTTGTTAAACAGGGCATCAATGCGCCCATTTCCGCCTAATTCCTTGTAGCTAGAGTGCATTTTATGAACGATATCCGATTCATGAACCGTTGTATAACCACGCTTCAATGCGACTGTGATATCACGTTCTAGCCTTAAGTACATCGTAGCTAGATGCGCTTTATCATGTATTGCTAGCTTATTATTGATCTCAGATATATTCTTCTTATTATCCTCGCCAATAGTGTGTATGGTACTCAATTCTCCCTTCAGCTCATTAAATTGCTCTTTATTGAGATGTCCAGCTTTACTAGCACGCATACCGAACCATCCAGTCGCAACAACTCCGATTGTAGGAGCTAGTTGAGTGATTGCATGCACTAGCTTTTCAAAAATTTCAACCCATGTCATACACTCTCCTCTTTAATCGATCCGTGGCATAACTACAGTAAGCACACCTTTTTGCAACATTTCAGAAAGGTCCTGCTCCTTATAAGTATAGCCTTCAGACTGTTGCATCTGAAACTGAAAGATAGTCAGCGTACCCTTTGGCCATTTAGCGTTGGTTTCAAATGGATAAGGCATGGCTACGATGTCACCGTTTCCGTAACGTGTACTCTTGATAAGCGGTTTGATGAATGCAGCTACCTTAGAATAAGCATAAGTAGGCATGCCTCCATTTTGAGAGATGCCCAAGGCAACCAAGACTTCAGTGATAGCTGAAACCGTGTCAAGGTTTTCCTTATTCTCTACGGTCGCTTGTTCCATCTTAGCGGTCATCTCTTGGTTTTTCTGGATTTGCTCATCAACCTTGTTGAATTTCTCATTTTCAGCACGGTTTGGGAAATTCTCTTGGTAGAGAGCCTCCAGAGCCATTTCAAACAGCTCTGTATTAGACAAGCTGATTTTATCAGCTGGTAAGAGAATTGGTACGATAGCACCGTCTGCATTGACTAATGTGACCTTTGTAGCGGATGCTGTTCCGCTACCGTCATATTCCAAGGACTTTGTCCCATATTCTAATTTCATATGTTCTCCTTTTGATTTAATTATCTAAAAAATTATTGGGATTTTTTACGTTTATCAGATTTTGAAAGATACATTATCGAAATTCAGCCAGTTTGAGTCAACGTTGCCTTTAACAACTATATTTCCATTTTCGTAGATGCCTAAAACAGCTACATTATAGTTGTTGTTGATCGTTGAGATGTACAGTACCTGTGTTGGTCTGAATCCTACTGGTAAAGTCCCTATCACTGTCTCAATCGTAGTTTTTCCTTTGGTTGCTGAACCTCTCAGATAAACCACACCGTCAAACGTTTTTGAAAATTGCACATCACTATACTGCTGATGATGTTGCCATCCGTTTTGCAAAGATAAGTCCCTCCAAGGCGTGGGCTCGCTTTCTGATTTTAATAATGCTACATAGTCAGAGTTATTAGTGGATTTTGATTGTTGCACTACATAGCGCCACGGCCTCCAAACGTTATCATGTCCCAGCTCTCTGACTGCCATATATCCGTTTGAGGTTGTAAATCGTTGAATGGCCTCATTAGTCGTAGGGTTAGGCCTGAATACTTCCAACATCCCCCACGCCCCATTAAATGGATTGTTAGGAGATGAACCCTCCAACCACCAAAATCCAGTGTTTTTCATGGTATTAAAGTCTTGCCTTGCAAGTTTACCAAAGCCTCTATTATCAGTTAGCTGATATTGTTGAATAGGGGCATTATTAGCGAAAATATCGCCCTTGACATCCAAAGCGCCTTGCTCTCTGATTTTGTTAACGCCCACCCCTGACCTGTCATAAGATAAGACCACGCTCTCTGTGGCCACGTTGACCATGAAATCAGACCGTGTGAACTTGTCCTCTAGCGTACCAATGACGACCCATGACTGATTAGCTAGATAATTGCCAGCAAGATTAGCCTGTGAATTAACTAGACTTGAGATACTTGTCCAGGATCCAGTGGCTGGGCCCATTTCGACTTCGGAAGGGGTTGGTCTCTGTCGGAGAACCTTGAATGTCAATCTCATTGAGTTTTTCTGACTTCCTGAGACAGTCAAGGGCGCTATCTTAGCATTTCGTGTAACTGTCAGAGTGCTAGAGGTTGAGCCTGTTCTTGCTATGCTGAAGCTAAGAGCAGGAGCAAAATACTCAAGCACGCTCACAGATATCTCTCTAGTATCTGACCAACGGCCACGGCTATCAGATACACTTGCTCTGATTTTGACGGTACCGTGGTAGTTCATAATGCCAAGACTGCCACCGTTTGAGCTTGTGGATTGGTTCTTGCCGACAATCTCAGCATAGTATCCAGTGATGGATGAGCCGTAAGAACCAGCTGCACTATTAAACGCTACTTTGATGTTAGAGATTACCTGAATGAACGTGTTACCGCTTGGGATAAGGTTCTGTGCTGCAGAGTTCAAATCTGACAATGTGATACCTGAAAATGTAGGCTTAAGATTAGCTGCCACGCTTGCCGTGAATGTGGCTGACTGTGTGCCTGTCTTGCTAGAGCCTGAATAGGTATCTACATAGATTGTCCCTGTTCCGCTTGCTGAGTTTGGGATGTCATTAGCAAAGTCAAGAGGGATCATCCACGTTGTGGATGTGTCTACATTCGTTGCAATCGTTCCTGACTTTCCAGCCCAAGCATACC